CTAACTACAAGCAACCACCCATAATTGATCCAGTTTCGTTGTAAAACTTCGACTCATCATCTCTCTGCGCATGCCCCAGCTTGGGTTAGCAGGCATGCTGGCTGAACGAAGCGTTCCCCTTCCCCATCGTCCATTGATCTGGTCCAGCACCACCATCAACTTCGTAGCGTCGGCTGTCTGTGAGGTGGCAAACAGATCGTCGGTGTACTCCCCCTGTTGACAGAGGTTCATCAACAACACTTCCGCCTTGTTGTACTTGAATCCTGGCCGGAACACGCGGTCGAGCGCGTCCACCGCAGCCTTTGTCAGCAACCGCACATCATCAGTGGGATACGGCAGGTCAATCATCACGCCGTTGGCATACTTCGCTTCCTCCGGATTGAACATGCCCGTGCGAATGCTGACGCGGACCCTCTTGCACAGCGACTTCTGCGCTCTGAGCTTTTCCGAAGCGCGCATCATGTAGGTAGCTACGGCCTCCTTGATCGGTGCCAACTCCGTGAGCCGCTTACCAAACATCCGGCTACAACAAATCTCCTGCTTCGGTGGATCCGGCTCGTCCAATTCTAGGCAGGGCGTACCTGCGAGCTCCCGGGCAGTCTTCTCAATCACCACGCTGAACTTCTTGCGTAACGTCCAAGGATCAGCCCTCGCCAAGTCCATCGCGGTCTTGATCCCCAGGCCCTCCAAGTGCAGCTTCATCTTGCGACCAACGCCCCAGACCTCGGATACGTCAGTGTTACGCAGCACCCAGTCACGCTTGAACGGATCGCAGATATCGACCACACCACCTGTTTGCACCTGCAGGCGCTTGGCCGTATGGTTCGCGAGCTTCGCCAGTGTCTTGGTGTGAGCGATCCCTACCCCGACCGGAATGCCTGTGCAGCGCAGTACGTGGCTGCGAATCTTGCGGCCGAGAGCATCCCGACCGTCGATCCCGGTCAGATCCGCAAAGGCCTCGTCGATGCTGTAGACCTCGACGGCGGGCACCATCGACTCAATGAGCGTCATCACGCGTTCGCTCATGTCGCCATAGAGCGCGTAGTTCGACGAGAACGGGACGATGCCGTGCTTATGCAGCTTGTGCTTGATCTGAAAATACGGCTCGCCCATCTTCACAAAAGGCTTGGCGTCGTAACTACGGGCAATCACACACCCGTCGTTGTTGCTCAGCACAACGATGGGTACGCGGGCCAAGTCAGGTCGAAACACGCGCTCGCAACTGGCATAGAAGCTGTTGCAGTCGATCAGGGCGAAAACTGGCTGGGGTTTAGACATGGCTGCGCACACTGCATGTAATAACGCCCCAGATCACCAGCTCGTCGCCCTCAAGCACGTACCTCGGTGGATACTTTGGGTTCTCCGAAAGGAGAATCACCTCCCTGCCGCGAATGCAAAGCCGCTTGCATACCGGCTCGTTGTTCAGCAGCGCTACGACGATGTGACCGTGCACTGGCTCAAGAGCGCGGTCCACCACCGCGAGATCGCCTTCAAAAATACCGGCGCCCTGCATGCTCTCCCCAGCGATTGAGACCAGGTAGACATGCGGGGCACGAATGTTCAGAACCTCATCCAATGAGATGTGCGCTTCGATGTGGTCAGCCGCCGGGGATGGGAACCCGGCGGGCACTCGAAACGAACATAAGGGCAGCTTCAAGCCACCCTCGGCAACAGGACCTAGAATTGAAAAGCTCATGACGCACGTCCCAAAATACTGTATAGACATACAGTTAACTTTGTACAATTTTCTCGGTCAATTTGTATAGGAAAAATCTGACAGGCGGGAGAGCTGTGAGCGGAAACCTCATGCAGCACGAGGGGATACCGGGGCCAATGCAGCCAGCAACTGCCTGTCGCATCCCCTCACACGAACAAGCATCTTGATTTTTATATTCATTCTGATATAAATATCTTAAGGCCGAATTCCCAATGGCCTAATGCTGCAAAGACAGCAGATCCCAGAAAAATTCTTCAGCCACCCTCACGGGCAAGGACAGGTGCAGACGATGAAAGCCATTCAGAGTTTTACTGCAGGAAGAAAACACCATGAACCAACCGAAAAAGAAGCCGGTCAACTGGGTAGGATCAAGTCTCGATGATCTGAGAGACTTCCCACGTAGCGCCATCCAACGATGTGGTCATCAGCTATTCCGGGTTGAGCAAGGTGAGGAACCTGATGATTGGAAACCGATGAAGTCAGTTGGTAAAGGTGTAAAAGAAATCAGGGTAGCGTGTGAAGATGGAGCTTTTCGCGTGTTTTACGTGGTGGACAGGCCAGAGGCGATTTACGTCCTTCATGCCTTCCAGAAAACCACGCAAAAGACGGAAAAGCGTGACATTGATCTGGCTAAAGCCCGGTTGAGGTCGCTGGATTGATTACGTGAAGTCGTTTAGATCCCCTCCGGGAGGTGGGGTGGTATGTTGGCGGTTAATCGTTATTTATGATCCGAATGACTGCTTAGACTTCATGATCCGTATCCTGTAATTCTTACCTTGGAGCTTGTACCAAACGGTTGTAACAAATGAGGAAAAAACATATGTCAAACGAACGCTACGCCAGTGTCTGGGATGCGTTGGTTGACTCGCCGGAGGAGGCAGAGAACCTTCGCATCCGTTCTCTGTTGATGATGGCTCTGAGCCGAACAGTCAAATCGTGGGATGTATCGCAGAAAGAAGCCGCTGAGCGCCTCCGCGTCACGCAGCCTCGTCTGAACGACTTGCTTAAAGGGAAGATAGACAAATTTTCTTTGGACGCGCTCGTAAATCTACTAAGCGGAGCAAACCTTAAAATCGACGTTCAAATAAAAGAACGCACCGCAGCATGAGGCCGCGAGGTGCAGTGAGGTGAATTGTTGGCAGCGTATTGGGTCCACCATCGCTTAATTCGGCGTCGGAAATATATCGACGCACCGGCCCTCACCTCGCTTGCCGTACGGAAGCTACGATCCTGCCAAAATTTCGTAGGATTTGAAGCGCACGAGCTTTTCTCCGAACCTGTCATTCAGTTGCATCATCCGAGTCTGAATGGGCTCCAGCTCATTGGCCGCATAGATTTGCGCTGCCTCACGAATTGATCCAAATCCACCTGCGTTCTGCGGCACGATCCCCATCAGTTGGGGTGGTATGCGCAGGCTTGCCAGAACGTCGTCGCGGGTCTGGTTTTTTATCGAGTTAAACTCGTCCTTCGCGGCCACCTCACTGACAGGGATAAGCTGAATCCCATCCTTCTTCCCCGTCGGCGAGTACACAAACAAATTACGAAAATTTCCCGGCCCCTTCGACTCCTTCAACGCCTTACGCAACGCATCAATATCCGCCTCAGTCTGCGCCGCATCCGTCATGTACAAAATGAACCCCGCATGGCTCCCATTCTCGTAATACTTACGCCGAAATAACGTCGCCGCCTCATTCAACAACGCTGACTGCAAGGCGCTGATCCACTCCGGCAACCCATAGATTTCCTGGTGTAGATCCGCCTCCCGCAGATGAAAAATGCTGCCCGGCTCAAACGCGTGCTCCTCCTTCCATCCTTGCACCTGGTAAAACCGTCCCTCCGGCCCCGTCCGCATGTACTTAGCCAACGGCGGCACCAACTGCCACGCATCGCCCAACACCGAACGTCGCCGCTCCAGGTATGCATTGCCCAGGCAAAGGAAATCCAAAGCAAACTGTTCAAACGCCGCCCGCGAGAACATCGGATGCGGAATAAACGTCTTGCTCAACAGGTTGCGCTTGAACATCAACCCAGAGTGCAGATGCACACTCGCCCCCACCGACCGAGCCAGCCCATGAAACGACAACGGCGGCTCGTACCACCGCCCGTTGAACCAGCACTCCAGATAATCAAATACCTCCCGTCCACCCAACACCGGCGTTGGCTCGCCAAAAGTGAAGACCTGGGTACCCGCTCTGGGACCGGCTACCAGCGCCTGACTAGCAAGTTGTTCCGTCACGTATAAATCTCCATAAGCCCAGTATTGGCAGCGGTCTGCCCTTCGAGTGGTTCGTTGTGCAATGCGTGAAAGAGCGCCCAGGCCAGGTCGGCGTGGCCGGTGTTGTCGTTGCGGCCGGCGGTGTAGGTGAACTGGCGGCCGCCTGCAGTAATGGTTTTGCGGATAGCCATCAGCGACTGGGCCAAGTCGGTCCAGCCGGCATCGAACTCCAGCCGCCCCTTGTGGATAACGTCATAGGCCTTGAGCACCAGACGCGTTTTTACCTCGGGCGAGTAGCTGAAGGTGGTCACCGCCGGGAAGAATTGGCGAACCAGCTGCGCAACGCCGCTACCCAGCCCGGTGACATCGATGCCGATGTAGGTCACCCAGTATCGGTCGCATACGCCCTTGATGGCGGCGGCCTGGGCAGCAAAGTCCATACCGCGAAATTGGTGGCGCTCGATCACGCGGAATTTCCCGCCAGGTACCAGTGGCGGCGCGACCACCACCAGGCCGGAACAATCACCCGTCTCGGCCGGGTCATACCCAACCCACACCTGGCGATCACCAAACGGACGCATAGCGAACGGCTTGTAGTCCTCGGCCCACTCCACCCAGCTATCGACCATGCACGGCTGCAGCATCGCCAGCGGGAAGATGCTCGCGCCATCGTCGACGAATTCGCACATCAGCAGGTTGGCGAACGCCTCGGGGCTGTATTCCCGGCGCAGCTCTTCGATGTCGAACAGGTCGCAACCGCCCTGCTCCGCATCCAGCAGCGTGATGATCTGGCGCCACAGTCGATCCTCACAAAGCCGCCCTTGCTGAAGCGCTCCGTGGGACACGTCGACTTTGGTGTGCTGGGCGGCAGGCTTGCCCTTGTTGAAGCGCTCACCGGTCCAGAAGGTATAGGCCTCGTGGGCCATGCTGGAGGGCGTGGAGAAGTAAGTCTTGCGCCACTTCTTGTGCATCGCCATGCCCGAGGCGACTTTGTTCAGCTCCTCGAACTTGAACGTCCAGAAGAATTCATCGAAGTAGAAATTGCCGTGGTAGCCCTGGGCGGTGCGGGCGTTTGTCCCGAGAAAAAACAATTCAGCGCCGTTGGGCAGCACAATCGGGTCGCCAGTCAGCTCAACGCCGATAACTTCCCGAGCGAACGCCTGAATGTAGCCCCGAAACAGATATGCCTGGTTCTTCGACGCCGACAGGAAAATCTGATTGCGCCCCGTGTCCAGGGCATCGATGAACGCTTCGCGAGCGAAGTAATACGTGGCGCCGATCTGACGACTTTTGAGGATAACGCGGGTGCGCTGGTTGCCGGCTCGGTACCAGTCCTTCTGGTAATCGAAACAACCATCGATGAAGGCCTCGCGCAGCAGCTCGATCTGGTCTTCATTGATCTCATTCTTGACGGCTTTTTTCTTCGGCTCGGCGTTGCGTTTGGCGAGATTCGGATTGAGGTCAGTCTCTGTGCCGCCGCCCTGATAACGCTGGATCCGCGCCTGGCGCTCAAGTTGCCGGTGCAGCAGATCAATCTCTTTGAAGTCGCCACCGGTCTTGCAGTCCTTGAGGATTAGTTGCACCAGGCGCGCTTCCAGGGCGCCGCCGATTCGCTCGACGTTATCGGCCCGGTCCCATTGGTCGCGGGCCTTCCAGCTGTGCAGCGTTTTTTCTTTTGCGCCCGTCGCCTCGGCAATCTCGCAGATGCGCCAACCCATCCAGTACAGAAACTTGGATTGGCGTCGGGGATCGATGGGCAGCAGCTCAGATGTCGTCATGGCCCAGATGCTGCCGCCCACCGCGGCAGCTCAGTAGCGCCGCCCCTTGTGCCCTCCTCGTCTACAGCCCTTCTTCGTTGCCGCTGCACGCGCCCGTGACGACCATGCCGCTCATTGCAACGCACTGAGGATTCCCGGCATGAAGAAATTCCGCAGCAACTGGTTCCGCGTCGCCGTCGAAGGAGCGACTTCGGACAAGCGCACCATCAAACGCAGTTGGCTGGAACAGGCCGCCAAAAACTTCAACCCGACCACCTACGGCGCCCGTATCTGGCTGGAGCACTTTCGCAGTCTGCTCCCCGACAGCCCGTTCAAGGCCTACGGCGACGTGCTCGCGGTGAAGACTGAAGAGGTGGACGTTAACGGCCAGAAAAAGCTCGCCCTGTTCGCCAAGGTCGAGCCCACCAGCGACCTGATCGCCATGAACAAGGCCAAGCAGAAGATCTACACGTCCATCGAAATCGACGAGAGTTTTGCCGACACCGGTGAGGCCTACATGGTCGGTTTGGCCGTCACCGATTCACCGGCCAGCCTGGGCACCGACGTCCTGGCCTTCTCGGCGCTGAAACCTGAGGCCAGCCCATTTCAAGATCGCCATTACTCAGCAACCTCAATGTTCACCGAGGCGGTTGAAACCGAACTCAAATTCGAGGAAGTCGACGAGAAACCCAGTATCGGCATCCAGCTCTTAAGCAAGGTGCAAGCCTTGCTAACCGGCAAGCAAAGCAAGGACGACAGCGAGTTTGCCCAGATCGGTCAAGCGGTCGAAGCCATCGCCGAACACGTGAAGGATCTGCCCGATCAACTCGCCACCGAAAGGCAATTCTCGACCGGGCTGAAGACCCAGCTCGATCAGCTCAGCACTGAATTCATCGCCCTGAAAACAAAGCTCTCTACCACCCAGGATCCCAACCAGAAAACACGTCCGCAGGTCTCCGGCGGCGGTAACCAGGTCGTGACCGACTGCTAACAGCTTCAAGGACGAATCAATATGCGCAACGACACCCGAGTTCTATTCAATGCCTACCTGCATCAACTGGCGCAACTGCATGGGGTGACCGACGTCACCACCAAATTCACCGCAGAGCCCAGCGTCGCCCAGACGCTGGAAACCCGTATTCAGGAATCCAGCGCCTTCCTCAGCGCCATCAACGTTTACGGCGTGTCGGAACAGTCGGGTGACAAAATTGGCATCGGAATCGACGGCACCATTGCGAGCACCACCGACACCACCGTGAAAGACCGCGAGCCCCGCGACCCGAGTAGCCTGGATGACCGTGGGTACACCTGCACTCAGACCAACTTTGACACCAGCATCCGCTACCAGAAGCTCGACCAATGGGCCAAGTTCAAGGACTTTCAGGCGCGGATCCGCGACGCCATCATCAAGGCCCAGGCCCTCAACCGGATCATGATCGGCTGGAACGGCCTCAGCCGCGCCCCAACATCCAACCCCGTCACCAATCCTTTACTGCAAGACGTCAACGTCGGCTGGCTGCAAAAGATGCGCCTGGAAAACCCGGCGCGGGTGATGTCTGAAGTGGCGGATGACAGCGGCAAAATCGTCATTGGCGAGGGCAAGGATTTCGAAAACCTCGACGCCCTGGTTGTCAGCATGGTTAACGAATTCATCGAGCCCTGGTACCAGGAAGACACCGAACTGGTGGTCATCTGCGGTCGCCGGCTGTTGGCCGACAAGTACTTCCCGCTGATCAACAAGGTACAGGCGCCCACTGAAATGTTGGCGACCGACATCATCACCAGCCAAAAGCGCCTCGGCAATCTGCCGGCCGTTCGTGTGCCGCACTTCCCGGCCAGCGGCCTGCTGGTGACCCGCCTGGATAACCTGTCGATCTACTGGCAAGAAGGCACCCGCCGCCGCACCGTCGTCGACAACGCCAAGCGCGACCGCATCGAGAACTACGAGTCGGTCAACGAAAGCTACGTCCTCGAGGACCTGGGCTGCGCCGCCTTGGCCGAAAACATCACCCTGAGCTGAGACGGCCACCATGACCAACCCTTGCCGCCGTCACTTTGAACGCGTCACCGCTGCCGTCGAAGCCGCCGCCACCGACCCTACCCAGACCATGGCCGGCGCCACGGCTTACGAACATCAGTTGAATCAGCTGCTGCAAGACCGGCTGCGCCTGAAACAGGTGCAGTCGAACCAGGGCAAGGCCGAGCTCAAGCGCCAGCTGTTGCCGAGCTATGAACCCTATGTGCAAGGCGTACTGGAAGGTGGGCAAGGTGCTCAGGACGAGGTGATGACCACCGTCATGGTCTGGCGCTTCGATGCCAGCGACTTCAACGGTGGCCTGGATATCGCCACCTACGTGCTGAAGCACCGCATGGTCATGCCCGACCGCTTCGCCCGCACGTTGGGTTGCCTGGTCGCCGAAGAAGTCGCCACCGCGGCCTTCAGGACCCAGAAGATCGGCGGCTCGTTTGATCTCGCCACCCTCCATCGCACCGCCGAACTCACCGACGCAGAAGACATGCCCGACCAAGCCCGCGCCAAGCTTTTTTTGGCAATGGGTCGTGCCACATTGGAAGACATCACCGAAGAGACACCCGGCCAACCCGGTCAACTGCAGGCCAGCGTCGACCTGCTGAAAAAAGCCATCGCCTTACACGACGCTTGCGGTGGCAAGAAGGACTTGGAGCGGGCCGAACGCCTGCTCAACAAACGTGCCGGCACCGCCGGCTAACCGAGCGTCCCCACGCACCCCGCCGGCTCGGGGCGGATCGGCCAGGCCACGCACCTGAACGTGAAGCCCCGACCACCGGCGACCTTTTCGAGTACTGCTCATGAGTGGATTCATAGCCAGCGGCAACGCCGCCGGTGGTCACATCAACACCGACGCCTTCTGGCCGACGATCGACCTCGACCAGTTGCGCGCCACATTGCGAATCGACGCGAGCGTCACCGCGCCACGCCTGGAAACGGCAGTCATCGCCGCGGCTATCAGCGTCAACCGCGAACTGGGTGAATGGCGCAGCGCCCAACAGATCGCAGGCCACAAGACATTGGCAGACGTACCCGATAAACAAGTCAACGGCGTGCTTGTTCGGATGCATCTCTACCGCCGCGCCATCGAAGCCGCTACCGGTGCCGAAGTCTGTGAACGCTACCGCTCTTACGACACAACCCACAGCGGCAACCAGAATGCCGACGACCTGACACCCAGCATCGACGAATACCGCCGCGACTTGCGTTGGGCCGTGCGCGACTTCCTGGGCGTCAACCGCACCACCGTGGAGTTGATCTGATGCCCATCACCCTACGCACGGTGCAAAACGACACGGTCGACGCGTTGTGTTGGCGTCACTACGGCCGCACCGCTGGGGTGACCGAAACCGTACTCAATGCCAATCCTGGCCTTGCCGATTTCGGCCCGATCCTACCTCAAGGCGTGCCCGTGCAGATGCCCGAGGCCCAGACGGTCGCGCCACATCGGCAGATGGTGAACTTATGGGAGTAATTCACCGTAACGAGACTTCGCACTCATGAACAAACCCGAGAGCCTTCGCGCTCATTTGCTCACCACCGTAGCCGAATTCAAGCACAACCCCGACCGACTGCTGATCTTCATCGACAATGGCAAGATTCGCTGCACCGCGGCTGCCAGCCTGTCTTTTGAGTACAGCTTCGACTTGCAAGTCATCCTCACCGACTTCGCCGGCCATCCTGATACCGTCATACTGCCGCTGTTGGAGTGGGTGAGCGTGAATCAATCCGAGCTGCTGGAGAACTTGAATAAATCTGCTGACGGCATCCGGTTTGAAGCTGACCTTTTGGATAGCAGCAAGGTGGATCTAAGTCTTACCCTACCGCTGACCGAGCGCGTGGTTGTGGAAAAAGACACTCGCGGTAAATCCATCGTTCGCCACCCTGGCGAACCTCAGCACGTAGAAAACTGGCCTAGCTCGGCCCGAACGTCCGAGATTAGAGGAAGAGATAATAAATGGGGGGCGCCCTCATGCCCGATCATTTGAGTGCAATAGAAGACTGGGCCGCAAACCTATTGGGCCAACTTGAACTGAGGTCGCGCAACGAACTAGTACGGACTCTGGGTAGGGAGATACGGCGAAACCAGAGGCATCGAATCATTGCTCAGCGAAACCCAGACGGCACTCAGTACGCCCCCCGTAAGAAGCAACATATTCGTCATAAGGACGGGCGCGTGAAGCGGAGCGTCAAAATGTTTCAGAAACTGCGTGCGGGAAAATACTTAAAGGTGCAAGGCAACGGAACGCTGATTAGCATTGGATTTACTGGGCGCACCGCCCGCATCGCAAAAGTGCATCAATTTGGCCTAAGAGACAGCACGAAACAAGCGGGTTTAAAGGTAGGTTATGAGCGCAGAGAAATTCTTGGAATTACCGACGCAGATATAATCCTAATACGCAACAGCTTGATTAGCCACCTATTAAAATCAAAACCCAAGAACCACTAGTTGGCTTTATATCTCAACATAAAGGTTTTAATCATGGGCTCAAAATCATTTAACGTTTCAGCATGTATAACATACCCCAAGTTCATCATAACTTGAACTACTGGAACCTGAGCCCTCTCTGAATTACTTAATACCGAAACCGGTACCTCTACATCGACCATCTGCCCATGAGCATTCACCATTGGACCACCCCAAAGCGTACCTAGTAATTTAACTCGGGTGCCGGGCGTGTAAGCACCTTCTTTATCCCTATACAAACCATCCTCAAACAAAAAAACAGGGGAACCACTAGAGCCTGGGTAACAAGCAGCATCAATTACAAACTGACGTAAACCGTTCCATGATTTCAAAGGGTGAGACGCAGTTAACCCTCTTCTGGTGATCGGCCTATTATTAACCTGATCCCAAATCCCGCTAGGGTAACCAACCATTACAACAGTCTCAATTGGCCTTATAATTGGAGCAAGCTCTTGATCCACTAGCCACCCTTGGCTTATAAATACATTCTTTACTCCATACCCTTTTTTGATACTATTCAGAACTGTGCCCAACAGAATGACGCAGAGATCAATTGAGTCATCCGGATGGTGAAAAGTCACACTGTCCAGGTCGTTAATCACAACCGGAAATTTTTCTTCGTTCTCAGCATCCCCATCCTCGCCTACAAACGTACCCTGCTTGATAACATGAAATTCCGTTTTTAACGTGGTCGCGCCCAAAACGACATGTTTGTTAGTCACGATAACCGGAAAGATATCATCTCCAAAAACATATAAATACAAATACCCTGTACCGACGCTTGAGGCATTAGGGCCATTGCACTCAAGCCTGACTGTTGTGAGTGATATCTGGGTTGCTGCATTCATAAAAATATATAACCTTAATTAATAAATTAGCAACAAGTCACTGACTGAGTCAGGGACCACTGATCGTTATTCATCATCAGACGTAGATTGATAACCAGGAATAGAGAATGTATTTACTAATGCATTACGCTTCTCAGTCAAGTCGAGAATAGCGTCCGTGAGAGTCTTTTTCTTTAGCGGATCACTTGAAAAATTCGAATCATTTAAAAGTGCATTGTTGGCCGCAATTGCACTATCAAGCCGCTTGATAGAACTATCCAAATCCAGAGTTTGAGTACCAGATTTTTTATTAGCCCTACTTAGAATTCTAGAGATTGCAATGGGGATCGAACACATCTCATGATAACCAATCGCATCCGCAACTGCTGCTGAAGCACTGTACTGATTAATATCCGACGCCTGCAAGCCGGCAATACGGGTTATCTCAGTTTTGCGCATACTTTGAATTTCTTTGGCGACTGTCGGAATTAATTCTCCTCCATACATCTCATTATTGATGGAGGATCTCATTTCGTTAGTAACTGCAGAGGTACCTGCCAAATTTTGCGCTGCTCTGCCGCCAACAATAGCAGCTGCCGCTGCCGTGGCCGTTGTGATAGTACTATACCAAACATTTGTTACAGCCCGCCGCCCATAAATAGAAGAGATAAAATCACCGCAATAAATATCAGATATCGCTAGCAATTTAAGCTGCTCGGCATTCCGGTCTGTAGAATTTTTTATTCTCCCGAGGATAACTTCGGTTTCTTCAACTTTAACTTCAGAGACTTCCATAATCGGATCTGCACGATTCGGTGGAATGAAGTGTGTTGGACGATTTGAACAAGCAGCAGAAAACATCACAGTGGATATTATAAAAAGCCCTCCTAAACGCTGAAAGCCGGGCACTCTGATCATATGACTTCTCATTTTAAGCTCCCTGTCCGTCCAGAGCATGGCGTTCTGCCATAACCCAGCAATGGATATATAGCAGCGAATAGCCATTACGCCAGAGGAAAGGAAAAATAAATTCTGATCTAAACAGCGCGTCATCCCACGGTGTAACTCGAGCCCCTACAAGGTAGTGAGGGTGCTACCGAATACATATAAAGCCAACATCGGAGTCATGAACAACCTACCCACCCTCACCCGCCTACTCGAAAACCTCATCCGCTACGGCACCATCGCCGCCGTCCAGATGAAACCTCCACGTGTACAAGTAAAAACCGGAACCCTAACCACCGCCTGGCTCCCCTGGATCGCTTTGCGAGCCGGCGCCGACCGTGAATGGAATCCCCCCACAGAAAATGAACAAGTCATCCTCTTCAGCCCCTCCGGCCAACTCGCCAACGGCGTCGTCTTAACCGGCCTATTCAGCGCCCGCATTCCAGCCAACGGCGACCGCGAAGGTCTGCATCGCGTCACCTACCGCGACGGCACGGTCATCGAGTACGACAGCGTCGCTCATCACCTCAACGCAACCCTCACAGACGGCGGGACCACCCAGCTGATTAGCAAAGGGGGCATCACCCTGGTCGGGGATATCAAGCACAAGGGCAACTACACCCAAACCGGCAACCATAAAGTCACCGGCAAGGTTACCGCCTCGGTGGATGTGGTCGCCGCCGGCATCAGCTTGATCAAGCACCCGCACAGCGGCGTCATGCCTGGCAGCGGTAAATCGGGGCAGCCTGAATGAACCGACACACCGGCGGCGCCATAGACACGGTGGGCAACATCGCCCAATCAATGACCGACATCCTCACTACGCGGATAGGCACGCGAGTCATGCGCCGTGAGTACGGCAGTCTGTTGCCCGAGCTGGTGGATCATCCGTTCAACGACATCATCCGACTGCAGGTCTACGCAGCCACTGTCATGGCGCTTATGCGCTGGGAGCCGCGGGTCAGTCTCAGCCGAGTGCAGTTCCTGGGCGCCACGCTGCAAGGTCAGTCGTCCCTGGACATTGAAGGCAGCATTGTCGACAGCAACCAACCGCTGAGCCTGAGTTTGCCCTTACACCTGGGAGGCAGCGCATGAGTTCGTTTGTTGCGATTGACCTGAGCCAGTTGCCCGCGCCGCAGGTGGTGGAACAGATCGACTACGAGCAGATCCTTGCCGAGCGCAAGGCTTACGCCATCAGCCTTTGGCCTGCTGATCAGCGAGCGGAAATCGCAGCTCGCCTCAACCTGGAATCGGAACCACTGACAAAGCTGCTCCAGGAGAACGCCTATCGAGAAATGATCTGGCGGCAGCGCGTCAATGAGGCATCGACTGCGAACATGTTGGCTCTGGCAAGGGGCAACGACCTGGATAACCTGGCCGCCAATTACAACGTCAGGCGCCTGGTCATCCAGGCGGCCAAGCCATCGGCCGTGCCGCCAGTTTCGCTGTTGATGGAAAGTGACGACAGTTTGCGCGAGCGTGCCCAGATGGCCTGGGAAGGCCTGAGCACGGCCGGACCGCGCAACAGTTACATCTTTCACGCTCGATCGGCAGACGGCCAAGTGGCCGATGCCACCGCGGAAAGCCCCTTGCCGGCCGAGGCGGTCGTCACAGTGCAATCGGTGCTCGGCGACGGTACCGCATCGTCCGCGCTGTTGGCCGCCGTGAACGCTTACCTGAGCGACGATGAGCGCCGCCCCGTTGGCGACCGGCTGACCGTGCAAAGTGCTCAGATCATCCCGTACCAGATCAGAGCCAAGCTCTACCCTTTCACGACCGGGCCTGAAAACGAGCTGAGCTTGGCGGCGGCAAATACCAAGCTTCTGCAATTCGTGCATCAACGACGGCGCCTGGGCTTGGAGGTTTCAGAGTCGATTCTTCATGCATCGCTCCACGTCGAAGGCGTGCGCAAGGTCGTGCTGGAAGATTGGGTAGACATTGTCGCCACGAAGTACCAAGCGCCGTTCTGTACGAGCATTGAATTGGCGTTGGGGGTTGAGTAATGAGCGATGGGCCGCTGCTGCCAAGTAATTCCACGCTTTTGGAGCGACAGGCAGCGCAGGCCCTGGCCCAGATTCAGCGCGTCCCGATTCCGCTGCGCACCCTCTACAACCCTGACCTGTGTCCTCTACCGCTACTGCCTTACCTGGCGTGGGCTTTCTCGGTTGACCGCTGGGACAGCCAGTGGAGCGAATCCGCCAAGCGGGCCGCCATCCGTAGCGCGTACTACATCCACTCGCGCAAAGGCACTCTCGGTTCGTTGCGCCGCGTCGTGGAGCCGCTGGGATATTTGATCGACATCGTGGAGTGGTGGCAGACCGAGCCGGAAGGGCCACGAGCCACCTTCACCCTGAAGATCGGCGTACTCGACAGCGGCATCACTGAAGCGATGTATCGCGAATTGGTCTGGCTCATCGATGACGCCAAGCCGCTGACCCGGCACCTGATCGGCCTCGACATCATTCTGCAGACTCAACTGAACACCTTCCTCGGCGTCGCCCTTTACGACGGCGATGAAATCGACGTGTACCCCTGGAGCAATCCCGACATCGACGTGGGCATCCAGGGGTACACCAACGTGAGCATCTACACCCTCGACGAACTGGATGTGTATCCCCATGGTGGATGAGAAAACGATATTTGGCGGCATGTTGACCGCACTTGGCGCCGCCAAGAAAACCAACTGCGACGCGCTAGGCATTCCTTGGGAGCCCAAGTACATGTTGATCGGTGACGCCAACGGCACCGACCCGGTGCCGAGCCCGTCACAGACGCAATTGATTAACCAGGTCTACCGCGCCCAGCTCAATCAACTGCGTGTTTCCCCTACTGACCCAAACATTTTGATCGCTGAGGTGGTTCTACCGCCTGACGTCGGAGGCTGGTGGGTGCGCGAGTTGGCGCTCGAAGACAAAGACGGTGTGTTTTGCGCCATCGGAAATGCGGCGCCCAGTTATAAGCCTCTGCTGACACAAGGCACCGGTCGTAACCAGATCGTGCGGATGCACATCATCACCACCGGGACCGCCAACATTCAGTTAAAGATTGATCCCTCGGTAGTACTTGCGACTCGCGAGTATGTGGATAACAGGATTCGAGAAGAGCTGCTCAAGCTCGATCACAAGCAGTCTGTTCGCGTAGCGACCACGGCCAATATCAAACTCGCGGGCCTTCAGAAGCTAGATGGCGTCACAGTGACTGTAGGCGACCGAGTGCTGGTGAAAGACCAGAAGTCAGCCAAGGAAAACGGGCTCTACATAGCCTCTACAGGGGATTGGCAACGCACCCCGGATGCCAATAGCAGCACCAAAGTGACCTCAGCACTCTTAATATCCATCGAGCAAGGTACTGTCCAAGCCGACACGCTCTGGCAGTTGGTGACTGAGGACGTCATTGGGCTAAACACGACAGCACTGAAATTTCGAAAAGTGACACAAGACGTTGCGCCCACTCGACTCGCTAGGCAGTCGGAAGTCGATGATGGGGAGCTTGATACGGTGGCGGTGTCCCCTAAAACGATGCGATGGGGCTTTTCTGCAAGGCTCTATGCGAATGGCTACATCATTTTCCCTTCTTGGCTCGGGGGACTCATCATCCAGTGGGCCAATGGAGAGATTCCAGCGGGGGCCGGTACCGCTCGTGTCAACATGCCGATAGCTTTCCCCTCGGGATACTTCGGAGCCTCAATCTCAACCACCTCCGCAAGAGGGGCGATCATGAGCTGCCAAAACGAGACCCTAGGCGGTGTCGACGTGGTAGCAAGAACGATCAGCAGTTCAGGTCTTGCGGCTCCTGCGATGACGATTGGGTACCGATTTATCTGCATAGGGAAATGAGCATGCGCAAATACAGTAAAAGTACAGGAACCAGTTACATCGTCGGTCTTCATCTGGACATCCCATCTGACGCAGTGGTCATTTCAGACGAATGCTATGAGCGGGTGATCGGCAATCCCGCCCAGGGAAAAGTGCGTAGCCATGATGCGACAGGTTTGCCGATTCTGGTCGATCCAGCTCCATTAACACTGGAACAATCGGCAGTGATCGAGCGACTTTGGCGAGACGTTCAAATCGACAGCCTGCGCTGGTTGCGCGAACGCCATCGTGATGAGGTGGACTCTGCCAGGCCAACAACGCTGACCGACGAACAATCAACAGAGCTGCTGAACTACGTCCAGGCCTTACGTGACTGGCCGCTAGCGGTCGATTTTCCGAGCACAGAACATCGACCAGAAGTCCCGTCATGGGTGGCTCGACAAGCTCGATAAACGCTGACGCTAGCCTCTATTTTTCTCGGCGACCTGAAGCCTTACAGCAGCACATACCTAGTAACACCAAGCGCTAGTCCATAGGCTACATCGCCTTGCGCCTTTGCCTACAACTAAGACAGAATCCGCCCGCTTGTGCGCCATGGGGCCGGGACTCTATCGTTTCCGGGTCGCTGAAAATCAGCGATCGGGTTTAGCAGCCCAGTACCTTTGACGCACAGTGCCGCACATATGCAGGCAGGCTTAGTGCCCGCTCATTATGTAATGGCGGTTGTGCGCGGGAGACCTTCGGGTCTGCCGGTTAAGAGGTCCGGTCTGCTAACCCGCGTACAGCCGCCACCCTTTCTCGTTTAGCAGCGAGACAAGGCGGCTCCACTACCTCTTAGAGTCTCAATTATGTTCAAGGTAACCCCCAACCCTCCGGAAACGGACCCCAGCTCCTCCTATACCGACCTCGATCCGAAGAAACTCCAGGAAGCCACCGAGCGGGCTCTGGATTTCTATCTGAAACCAAAAGAAGCCCCCCCAAAAAACGATCCGTCACCGGGTCAGCTCTTCACCCTCGTCGAGGGTATCGACACCGAAAGCTTGCTCGCCAATCTCAGCGAAAGCCTAGCCTCAGCCAACGCCATGATCAACGACCTGGCGTTCGACCTTGAGGGGTCACGTCGACATGTTGCGTTGGGTATTCAGCAAGTAATCGAGTTGAGTGAACTGCTGGCGAACCAGGCATTGGATAACGTCGAACCGCGTTAGCGTCGAGCGCGTGTCATAAGGGCTGGCCGGTACCTGTAGCCTCCCTACCTACAGCCCCACCGGCTCGCCCAACCGATTCAAGCAAGGCAGCCTGTGCAGTGTCTTTTCACACACTGCACAGGCAACCCATGGCCGACTATCTTCACGGCGTGCGGGTCATCGAACTCAACGACGGCACCCGCCCTATTCGCTCTATCCCTACCGCTGTTATTGGCATGGTCTGCACGGCTGATGACGCGGATGCCGCTGTCTTTCCCTTCGATACTCCTATCCTGCTGACCAACGTCCAAACTGCCATTGGCAAGGCTGGTACGACAGGCACTTTGGCAAGCAGCCTTCAGGCCATCGCCGATCAGACTAGGCCTTACACCATTGTGGTCCGGGTGAAAGCGGGGGCCACCGAGGAAGAAACCACCAACGCCCTGATCGGCACTACTACTGCTGACGGCAAATACACCGGCATGAAAGCCTTGCTCGCCGCCAAGGGCCGCGTTGGCATGGTGCCTCGCATTCTGGGTGTGCCAGGTCTCGACAGTCTCCCCGTAGCCACCGCGCTGGTTTCCATCGCTCAGCAAGTACGCGGCTTCGCCTATGTGAGCGCCTGGGGCTGCAAAACAAAGGAAGAAGTCGTTGCCTACCGGGACAACTTCGGTGCTCGTGAAGCCATGGTTATCTGGCCTGAATTCCTGAACTGGAACACCCTCACCAATGCGACGGCTACCGCTTCGGCCGTGGCTAGTGCATTGGGTTTGCGCGCCAAGATCGACCAAGAAGTGGGCTGGCACAAAACCTTGTCCAACGTACCGGTCAACGGCGTGACCGGCATCAGCGCCGACGTCTTCTGGGACCTGCAGAACCCGACCACCGATGCCAACTACCTCAACAGCCATGCCGTCACCACGCTTATCAACGAGGGAGGTTTTCGCTTCTGGGGAAGTCGCACCACCAGCAACGACCCATTATTCGCCTTCGAGAACCACACCCGCACCGCACAGATTCTCGCCGACACCTTGGCCGAGGCGCACATGTGGGCGGTGGATAAGCCGCTGCATGCATCCCTGGCGCGCGACATTATCGAAGGGGTCAACGCCAAACTTCGCGAAATGGTCGGCGCGGGCTACTTGATAGGCGGCAAGTGCTGGTACCCAGACGGCGTCAACGACAAGGACAGCCTCAAGGCCGGCAAGCTGTTTCTGGATTACGACTACACGCCAGTGCCACCGCTGGAAGACCTCACGCTGCGACAACGCATCACTGATCGCTACTTGATGGACTTCGCCAACAAGATCAATAGCTGACGCGCATCCGCTTACCGGAGAAGCCTGACATGGCCATGCCCCGCAAACTCAAGAACCTCAACCTATTCAACGACGCCAACAGCTACCTGGGCGTGGTCAAGACCGTCACCCTGCCCCCACTCGGTCGCAAGATGGAAGGCTATCGTGGCGGCGGCATGAACGGCCCGGTCAAGGCCGATCTCGGTTTCTCCGACGACGGTATCCAGTTCGAATGGAAGACCGGCGGCCTGGATCTGATCGCGCTCAAACAATTCGGCACCGTCAACGCTTCGGGCGTTGCATTGCGCTTCACCGGCGCCTTCCAGCAGGACGACACCGAGGCCGTCAGTGCCGTGGAGGTCGTCATGCGCGGTCGACACGAAACCATTGAGATGGGCGACGCCGAGCCCGGTGAGGACACCGAACACAGCATCACCACCACCTGCAGCTATTACAAGTTGATCGTCGACAATGAAGAGATCATCGAAATCGACTTGCTCAATTTCATCGAAATCGTCAACGGCGTGGACCTGCTGGACAAGCAACGCCAAGCCCTCGGCATCTGACCTACCTCTCTACCATTGGAGCCTGATATGACAAATGAAGCCCTCGAAGCCCTGCCCCCGCTGGAAGACAACACCATCACCCTGGACACCCCAATCATCCGTGGCAAAAGCGTGATAGGGAGCATCACTCTGCGCAAACCCCAATCCGGCGAGTTGCGCGGTGTGCATCTGGTGGACCTGTTGAACATGGATGTTGCCACCCTGTTCAAGATTCTGCCCCGTATCAGCACTCCGAGCATCACCGCTCCGGAGGCTGCCAATCTGGACCCGGCTGACCTGCTCGCCTGCGGTAGCAAGATCGCCGGTTTTTTATTGCAGAAGTCGGCGAAGACAGACGCTTGCCTCGTTGCGTAGAAGACGCCATGGCCGATGTGGCCGTGGTTTTCCATTGGGCACCGGCCGACATGGATGGGCTGGGCTTGCAAGAGTTGATGGCGTGGCGCGAGCGCGCCCGGGTACGGAGTGCCACTGATGGCGAATGACTTGAAACTGCGGGTGCTGCTGGGCGCTATCGATAAAGCCAGCGGTCCGTTGAGGGCCATCGACAAACGCAGCCATGCCACTGCTCGCGCCTTGAAAGAGACCCGCGACCGTCTCAAGGCACTCAACGCGCAGCAGCACGATATCAGCGCCTGGCGCGCTCAGCGGTCGGCCGCTTTGCGCACCGAGCAAGCGCTCAACGCGGCACGGGTAAAGGTCCATGCGTTAAGCCAGCAGTTCGCTGCAACCGGCGCGCCCACCAAAGCCATGACGAAAGAGTTTCAGGCTGCCGTCCGGGCCGCTCAAGCCCTCAAACAGCAGCATCGAAAACAAGGTGAACAGCTCCAGATGCTGCGCACCCGATTGGGTAGCGCAGGTATCAGCACCAAACACCTGTCGCGTGACGAGCGCCAACTCCGTGAACAGATAGGCGCTACCAATGCGAGCCTCAGTGCACAGCACAAACAACTGACATTGTTGACCGGGCAACATCGCCGGCTCAGCGCCGCTCGGGCTTCGATGGATGCTTCACGCCGTGGCGCTGGCGAGCTGACGGCCAAGGGGGCCGTCGCAACGGTCGGCGGCGGTTCGCTCTTGTATGCCGGGGCACGGATGCTGTCGCCGGGCATCAACTTCGATGCCGCTATGAGTCAGGTACAAGCGATCACCCGCCTGGATGAGCACGCCGACGCACTCAAAGCCTTGCGTGCCCAAGCTCGGTACCTGGGCGGCGCGACTCAATTCACTGCGGGCCAGGCGGCAGGCGCACAAGGTTATCTCGGCATGGCAGGGTTCGAGCCCGTCGCCATCCAGACCGCTATGCCCGGCATGCTCAACCTGGCGATGGCCGGCGGCACTGAGCTCGCTCAGACCGCTGATATCGCTTCGAACATTCTCTCGGGACTGGGCCTGACCGCCGATGAAATGGATCGCCTGGGCGATGTCTTGGTGGGCACGTTCACCCGCTCGAACACCACGCTTCAAATGCTCGGCGACACTATGAAATACGCCGCGCCCATGGCGAAGACGTATGGCGTGGAACTGGAAGTCGTCGCCGCGATGGCTGGCAAACTCGGCGATGCTGGCCTGCAAGGCAGCATGGGCGGCACGGCGCTCAGCTCGATCATGAACCGCTTGGCCGCCCCGCCTAAAGGTGCGGAAAAAGCCTTGCAGCAATTGAGCATCGTCACCGCCGACGCTGCCGGCAACCTGCGGCCCCTGCCCGACTTGCTGAAGGAAATCCACGACAAAACTCGCGCTTTGGGCACCGCCGAAAAAGGCGGCTTGTTGAAAGGCATCGCCGGCGAGGAAGCGGTCAAGGGCATGGCCCAATTGGTCGAACAAGCCGGCACCGGGCAGTTGCAGACGCTCATCGCAAGCCTGCGTCAAAGCCAAGGCGAATCGGCCCGCACCGCCAAGGTCATGGCCGATAACCTCAAGGGTGACCTGACCACCCTCAGCAGCGCGTGGCAGGACTTGGGCATTGAATTGCAGGACCAACAGAACGGCCCGCTCAGGGAACTGGTTCAGTCCCTCACCTCATTGGTACGAGGCATCAAGTCCTGGGCCCGTGAAAATCCAAAGCTCGCGGCGGGCCTGATTAAGACCGTCGCCATCCTGGCCGCGTTGGCGGTGATCGTAGGCAGTTTGATGCTGGCGGTCGCGAGTGTGCTGCTGCCGTTCGCAGCGCTGCGTTATCTTCTAGTCCTGCTGGGCTTTCGGCTGCCGGGGCTGATGGGCTTGTTGTCAACGTTGGGCCGTACCGTGCTGCCGTTCATAGCCAAGTCGCTGCTGCTCGTCGGGCGCGCATTGATGCTCAACCCGATTGGGCTGGCTATCACAGCCATCGCTGGCGCTGCCTACCTGTTGTATGAGCACTGGGATGCGGTGACGGCCTATCTGACCGGCGCCTGGACCGAAATCCAGGCCGGTTTCGACAATGGTCTGGGCGGCATTCTGAAAGTGCTGGCCGACTTCAGTCCGATCGGCCTGATCTATCAGGCGTTCGCCGCGGTGATGAAGTACCTGGGCGTCGATCTACCCAATCGCTTCACCGCCTTCGGTGGACTGATGATCGATGGGCTGGTCGAAGGGTTGGCGGCCGGCATGGGCAAACTCAAGGATATGGTTGACCGCCTCGGCCTTCGGACGATCGAGGCCTTCAAGGAAATGCTGGGCATCCATAGCCCATCACGGGTCTTTGCCGAATTGGGCGGCTTCACGGTTGATGGACTCACCCAGGGCTTAACGCTACGCGCCGATGCACCGATGCGCGCCATGACGGCACTGGGAAAACAGCTCATCGAGGCCGGCGGACGTTTGTCGTCAATAGAGTCATTGACCATTGATGACCGAGCGCCAATCCCCCCTCGGCCAGCCCGCCACATCGATAGCCACGACACCTACGCCATCCACGTCCACACCACGCCCGGCATGGACGCCAACGCAGTCGCTCGAACAGTACGAGCCGAATTAGCCCGGCATCAGAACGAGCAGGCCGCTCGACGCCGTAGCCGCCTTTCGGACTTGGAGTAACGGACCATGATGCTTGCCTTGGGTATGTTCGTGTTCAGCCTCTCCACCGCCGCCTACCAGGAACTGCAACGCCAGACCGAATGGCGTCATGCGAGTAATAGCCGCGTAGGTGCAGCTTCGGCGCGACAGTTCGTGGGGCGTGGTGATGACACCATCACCCTGCCCGGCATCATTCTGCCGGAACTGGCTGGCAGCGCCTTGAGCCTCGACGCTCTGCGCCTGATGGCAAATACGGGAAAGGCCTGGCCGATGGTCGAGGGCAGCGGCCGGATCTACGGCCTATGGATTATCGAGCGCTTGAACGAAACCAAAACATTGTTCTTTCGCGACGGCACGCCACGGCGAATCGAATTCACCCTCAGTCTTAAGCGCATCGATGATGACCGTATCGACCTGCTTGGCGCCGCTACCCGTGTTGGCGTCAACATCATGAGGGCGCTCTTATGATTGACGCTGTTCTCTCGCGGGTCACTGGCTATCTGGACCAGCACGACGCCGCCTATCCGGCGCCCGCGTTCCGCCTTACCGTCGATGGTAAGGACATCGCCCCACTGATCAGCCCTCGGTTGATGCAACTGGAGCTCACCGACAATCGTGGCATTGAGGCCGATCAACTCAGCCTCACCCTGAGCGACCATGACGGGATGCTGACTATCCCGCCCAGGGGCGCCGTCATCTGGTTGTGGTTGGGCTGGAGTGATACGGGGCTGGTGAACAAAGGCAGTTACACCGTCGATGAAACTGAACACAGCGGTGCGCCGGATGTGTTGCACATTCGCGCTCGGTCAGCCGATCTGCGCAAAGGCCTGAAAACCAAACGCGAACGCAGCTGGAGCAATACAACGCTCGGCGCCGTCCTGGGCGATATTGCTTTGGGCAATGGCCTCACCGCCACCGTATCGAATGTCCTGGGCAAACTGCCCATCCTGCAGTTGGACCAAGCCAACGAATCCGACGCCAACCTGATCAGCCGCTTGGGCGAAGAATTCGATGCGGTGGCCACCGTCAAAGCCGGGTGTCTGGTGTGCCTGCCGGCCGGTGGTGGCAAGACCGCCACTGGCGCCCTCCTGCCCCACATTACCCTCACCCGGACCGAGGGTGACCAGCACCGCTATCTGCAGGCGGACAGAGACAACTACGACGGCGTGCGTGCTTATTTTTACGACGTGAACAGCGCCCAGAAACAGGAAGCCATTGCCGGCGGCGGTGAAGACCTCAAAGACCTGCGTCATACCTACAGCGACCGCCAATCCGCGTTGCGTGCCGCTCGCGCTGAATTCAACCGATTGCAACGCGGTAGCGCGACGCTTAGCTACAGCCTGGCCCGGGGTCGTCCAGATCTGATTCCAGAATTGACCTACACGCTCCAGGGTGCGAAGCCGGAGATTGACGCAATCATCTGGTACGGCGGCAACGTGCAACACAGCCTCAGTCCGTTGGGTGGTTACACGGTGCGCCTGGAGCTTGAAAGTAAGTTGCCGGAGGACACGGTTGAGGGCCTGGCGGAAGAAAGCACCGGCGACTTCACCGGGGTCATCGCCTACTACAGCGACAGAAGAAGCGGGAACGAAATGAGCGTGACGGCGGGAGACCAGGCCAAGCCGAGACGATTGCGATGGTTGTACGCCACGGAGACGACGGCAAAGCGGGCTGCTGATCGCGCATGGCTGCGGATGCAGACAGCGAAACAATGACCTTATGGGCATCCCTTCAAGGACGACTTCATGCAAGACATACGGTGCGGCCACTGCTGCCGCAAACTCGCCGCCGCCAGCGGCTTCGATGAATTACAGATCAAGTGCCCGCGTTGCCGGACACTCAACCACTTGAAGGCCCAGAGCCTCCCCACAGCGTGCCGCGAGCATCAAGAACAACGAGTTCCTGAATGCAGCAATCCACCATTGGCAGCCTGTTCGCAGGCATAGGAGGTTTTGATGTCGGATTTGAAAACGCGGGTTACCGCAGCGCCTGGCAAGTTGAACTCAACCCGATCAACCGGGCTGTGCTTGCCGATCGATTTCCCCATGCACAGCAGTTTGAAGACGTGCGCCAATGCGGCGCCCATAACCTCACCCCCGTCGATGTCCTCACCGCCGGTTTCCCCTGCCAGGACATCAGCATCGCTGGATGCAGAGAAAGCAACCAAGCCACCCGAGGGTTACGCGGCGAGCGCAGCGGCCTGTTTTGGGAAGTCATACGCATCCTCAAAGAGATACAACCTGGCTGGGTGGTCCTTGAGAACGTCGTTAACCTGCTCGCTGTCAACGATAGCGAAGACTTTGAGACAGTCATCCGGGCCCTTGCGGACTGCGGGTATGTGGGATTTTGGCGAGTGCTTAATGCTCAATATTTCGGAGTCCCCCAGCAACGTCGCCGAATATTCCTGGTCGCCGGTTATCGACGCATGCCCCCCTTCCAGTTCCTGGCTGACGCCGCGCCAGTGGACGCAATACCTCCAGCGTCTCGCTCGATCCAATGGCCACGCCCCGCGGATACCTGGGCTGCCAATACTCTATTGGCAAACAAAGCCGGCTCCCAAATCGCTTTGGGCTGTACCACTTTCGTCGCTCACCCGAACGGATGGGATCAGATGGTTGAGCGGCAGCGAGCGTCTGAAGATGATGGGCTTTGCCTCGGACTGGATGCGGCCAACCTTGCGGAGGCTTTCAGTGCCGGAAATGCCGCTGTTACGCAGGTGGCGGAGTGGGTTGGGCGGGGGTTGATGAAGGAGGAATAAATGTAAATGAAGCGTGGGGACAAATGCAGCAACACGCTGAGAATGTTACAGAAACATATGCTCTTGACTCTGCTCATAAGGTAGCGCAATCAGTCCGCTATCTCAGGCGACTTTAAGATTGAATCTATAGTAGCCGAATGATATTGTATGGCCATCACCTATCAATATTACATATGGAAATGTGAATGAATTCAAAAATCGAATTGGCTATTTGTATTTTAGGACCATTGGTTCTAAGCATCATACTTCTTGAATGCGTCTACTGGACATTAAATAATTACAATACAAATAAATCCGCCACTTATAAGAAACTGAAAATCTTTATCTTAGATGCTGATCGAGGCTTAGCAGAGCAAGGTTATTTATGGCTGAGCATTATAACCCCCATTATTTACTTCATAGTTTTTGGCAGCTTCGCCTGGAGCGATTACAGTCCATCTTTAACGAGTGCTGGATTTAAAAAATTCATAGAAATAAGTACTTTACCTTTAGCTCTCCTTTCCCTTACGATTCCGACGACGGTGTTGATCGCAAGGATACATGCAACCCATCAAACCTCCGTACAGATATCTACAACTCGCCATAAAAACAATATGGACGCCTATTATGCTCACAGAAAGGCAATGTTTGAGTATTTTGGAAGCCTGAAAAAAATAACATACCCTGGCGGGATAGAAGGTGATTTTTATGCTCACCCAAGGTTGCACCTTCGCTTCTTCGTAGATAGAGGACCTGCCAATGGCACACCAGAGGTCAACACAAAAAAGTTCGAAGAATCCATAAAAATCCTCTCCGAAATCCAAGAGCATATCCATATAGCTCTCATCCAGAGAGCTGATAATACGGCATTAGATATTTTTCTTGAAAATTATGCGTCAGCTTGCGTTAAAATATTTGAACTTTCCAGCACACTCCACTTACCCTGCATATATGAAAATCTAAAAACCAAGAAAACAGAATACCATCTATGCCGAGATAAATCATTCCCCGAAGATAAGGATATAAAAATTAATGGCGTAGGGTCATCCACTGATCATTTAATTGGAGCCTATCGATATACTCGTTCCTTTCTTAGAGTTTTATGCGAGTTTGCAGGATATGATATTTCTTTCTTTGATAAAAAACTGCATCCAGCAATTGACAAAGGGGAAAATTACAAACACAGGCCGTATACCGGTTCCGACGTGGACTTCCTGATTGATTTAGCTAAAAACACAAGCAGTCGGTTAAAGAAAGAGCGGAGGGAACTGAATGAACAAGCCGAAGCCCCAACGACACCCGCAAGTTCATGAAACAGCTAAGTGGGGCTGGGTTATCTAAGGTGAGTAGTTGGCATCTTTGGGCTCCACATATTTAAGATAATGGGTCATGGGCAGGTGACCACCTCCTCACCCCTGAGAGGGTCGGTTGACGAGGGTGGCCATTTTCTCTATATTCGTATTCATCGAAGCGACTGACCAGATGAGATTGAGCGCTTCCCAGCGGCGAAAGCCGTAACCGCGCAAGGCGGTTCGTAAGTGGTGTCTGGATCTGCTTTACCGAACACGAAAAAGACGCTTATGGCGTCTTTTTTCGTTTCTGCCCTAGCGCTTGGTCGACGTAGGCTGCCGCATGTGGACCTTACCGCACAGCAAGATGAAGCCCATCCTCCCCAACAAACGAGGTGGTTTGTCCGTCTGGTGATAAGCGCTTTCAACAACCAGATTGAGATCTTGAGGCTTACCCTCACCGGCCCGGCGTATCTCGAAAAAGACGTGATAGGGTCCATTCGGATCCACGATCGTTATCGAGTACGCCCAATTGCGCAGTGCTGCTGTCTCACGCACCTTGGCCTGGGGATGATTAAGCCCATGAATCACGGCCGGTAACATCAGCGACAGACGATAACGAATCGAACAGAAGGTCCGTTGTCGCCTTGCATGGTCAAGAATGATCGGGTCTCCGGCCGGGTGCGTGGCTTCGTCATACGTCCGGCTGAAGCAATGATTTGAAAAGGTAACGTGCACGCTCAGCTCTCGTCCCACCAAATCGCTCTGTACTGTGAATGTAAACGGCTCCAGATGAGCAAAATCGTAGATCTGACCCTGAATGGTCAGTTGCGGAAAATAGGCGGTCACTTAGGTCTCCGTTCCGGCCAGCGAGGCAGTCTCCTCCTGCCATATGATCGTTTCCAACCGTCCTATGTCTTCGGGCATTGTTCGACTGACAATGAGAATCCATGCGCCGCTTCCTGTCGGAGAGCGGCGAGCATTTTGCAAACACTGGAATTATGTTAGAAGCCCGGCGTGTAGCCGGGCGTCTATTCGTCGCTATGTATTTAAACTAAATAGATTATTTAATCAAACCCCTATGACTCCACGCACAAGAGCGCAGACGCTAACAACCAAGCAACATGCCGGATATAACCTCGATCAACCTCAGACATTTCCCTATACCATGTAAGAAGATTCCGTTCATCTTGTGTTAGCTCAGAATTTTCGCGTTCGCTCATATCCAAGCGAGTGTTTTTTTTGTCATCCTGATCCAACATGCCCACTACTCCATTAAGTGCATTGCGTGCGCAACGTTACTTAGGCGTGTGGTAAATCGAAACCGAAAATCGTCGTAACGAATCGTTGAAATACGACTAGTTATTTCTCGGTATTTGAAGGACTAGAGGCTTCGGCCATCGCACTGACGATGCGATGCACAGCTTTTTGGTCATAGTCAGACAGTGTCCTGAATCGGCAGAGCAAGGCTGCTTCGGTCTCATCCATGCCTTCAATCGCCTGCTGAGTTCGACTGCCCGTCAAGACATACAGCACATCGACTCCAGCCTTGGCCACCGCTGTGAAGTAGACAGAATCAGGGTTCCGCTCACCTTTCTCATAGCTGCCCTGGGTGTTGCGCGTGATGCCACCCAGTAGCGCAAAGGCCTCCTGATTGAGCCCGAGCCGGGCCCGTTCTTCGCGCAAGCGTTCACCTACACCAACGTCCATGTCTTTTTCAGATGCACAACTTTTCAAACTTTCACCATTTACAGGCACAAATTTTTGGGCATAATTGCGCCAAATCAACACGGATGCCCACGAATGGACACTATGCCCGCCCCCCTCACGCCCGAGCAAGCCCGAGCGGCCCTGGATCGAAAAGGTATCAGCATTGCCGAGTTCTCTCGTCAGAATGCGCTCAACAGCAACCTAGTCAGCGATTTGTTGAATGGCAGAAAGAAGGGACGCCGCGGTGAGGCCCATCGGGCAGCGGTGTTACTGGGTATTAAGGTCGGTACCGTACCGGCAACCTTCACTCCAATAGCCCTAGCGCAAGGACGCCGCCATGAGCACTTACAAATTGGTCTGCCCTCATTGCCAATCACGGATGCGCATACGCACCAGTGAAGGCACCCATATATTTCTTCGTATTGCTTATTTGCAATGCACAAACGAGGCGTGTGGTTGGTCTGTTCGCGCCGAGTTTGAAATGACCCACGAGATGAGCCCCAGTGGAATGGCCGACCCTTCAGTCAGGTTGCCCTTGGCTGATGTCGCGTTACGCCGTGAGGCAATGACATCGGTGGAAACCCAGCCTGACCTTTTTTCCACTCAAGGACGGAGCGGACCCAATGAACGATAGCCATCACGTTTCACAGGATTATCGCAGCAGCATGCAACAGGCCGCCCTTGCCTATTTGGCGCGGCATCAGGCGGAACATCTCACCGATGGAGACCAGTTGTTCAATAACTGCGTCCGCCACCTCGTCGTTGCGCTTGAAGTGCCCTCCGGCATCGCTGCCAAGCTGGTCCAGTTGGCCTGGACCGACCATTGCGCGGTACCCGGACGCCAAGCGTCCAGCCTCAACCCACCCACTTCGCTCTAACGCAAAAGCATTGACCCAAACCCAGGATGCGATGGGTTTGGGGATGTAGTGCCCTCTATTTGGTGTGACATGGAATTGTCCGAGACGCTACGCGCCGAAGTGCTTCAACGCCTCAAAAACGATTACGGGTTCAAGGAGCGGCACAGCCAGGTTTATTGGCGTGAAGGTCTGTGCCCTGCTTGTGGAAAAAAAGAGCTCTACGTTCGTGCGGCGAAACCGTGGCTGATCGTCTGCGGGCGTGAAAGCAAATGCGCGAAGCGCTGGCATGTAAAGGATATATACGAGGACTTGTTCGAGGATTGGAGCCGCCGAGCACCTTCCTGCGACCAATATCCGACTGCCACGGCCCGAGCTTATCTGGAGTTTGCTCGAGGCTTTCGTTTCGAGCTGATTCAAGGCTGGTTCACCCAGGAGTCTTACTTTTCCCGGGAACTCAATGAAGGCACGGCCACGGTACGCTTCACCCTGGAGAAAGGCGGTTATTGGGAGCGGCTGATCGATCGCCCGCAGCGCTTTGGCAAGATGAAAGCCCGATTCAAACCCGGCGACAGTCCTCAAGGCGTTTGGTGGTGCCCCCCGTGCGTGGACCTGTTGAAGGTGCAGGAGCTTTGGATTGTTGAGGGCATCTTTGACGCGATTGCTCTGGTGCATCACAGCATGGCATCAGTGTCTTCGATGTCGTCAAACGCCTTCCCAGAAGAATCGTTGAAAGAGTTGGCGCGCCTGCGCGGCGGCAAGTTACCCAAATTGATATGGGCGCTGGACAACGAGCCAGGAGCCCACCGCTACACCAAACGCTGGGTGCATCAAGCCCGCGCCCTGGGCTATGTATGCGAAGCGGCCCAAATACCTCAACCCGACAGTCGTAAAGTTGATTGGAATGATCTGCATCAGCGGTGGATGTTTATCGATAACGAGACCCAACGTGCCGAGCAAATCAAAAAAGACCTGGCTACGGCTCGCTATTACGGTTCGCTTCTAATCGCCGAGAGCGCAACCGAAAAAGGCGCGCTGATGTACGAGTGGTGGGAGCGACACGAATTTCACTTCGGGTTCGACAGTCGTTTGTACTGGTTCAAGATGGACCTGGAGAAGTTCAACAAGGCGATGCAGGCGCTGGAATCCTCCGAACGCCACGAAGACCAATTGCTCAATGACAAACAGCGCCGCGATAGAGCTCTTCGCCAGTGCGGGGGTGTGGTGGAAATTGCCAATTGCTATCCACAGGCGCTGTACTTCCAGCGTAACGAAGTCACCGATGAGTCCTGGTACTACTTTCGCGTTGATTTCCCCCATGACAGTGGCAGCGTCAAGAACACCTTCACGGGCGCCCAGGTCGCAGCCGCCAGCGAGTTCAAGAAACGACTGCTGAGTATGGCCGCCGGCGCCGTCTTCACAGGCAGCGGCAAGCAGCTCGACAAGATCATGAAAGACCAGCTCTTCGGTCTTAAAACCGTGGAGACCATCGACTTCATCGGCTACAGCAGGCAACACGGTTGTTATGTGTTGGGTGACATTGCAGTACGTGGCGGCATCGTCAATCAGGTGAACAAGGAAGACTTCTTCGAGTTCGGCAAGCTACGACTCAAGACGTTGCAGAAGTCGATCGCCATGCATATTCAGCGAGACAGCAAGCAGTACCGCAACGACTGGCTGCCCATGCTCTGGACATGCTTTGGCGCAAAGGGAATCGTGGCGCTGGCGTTCTGGTTTGGCTCGCTGTTCGCTGAGCAGATTCGAGCACAGTACAAGTCATTTCCCTTTCTTGAAGTCACTGGCGAGGCCGGCGCCGGCAAGACCACATTGCTCAAGTTTCTGTGGAAACTGCTGGGCCGCGAACATGAAGGGTTCGATCCGTCGAAATCAACCCGCGCTGGTCGCCAACGAGCCATGGGGCAAGTTTCCAACATGCCGGTGGTGCTGATCGAAGGGGACCGCAATGAGCCCGACAAGGCACACGCCAGGAGCTTTGATTGGGATGAACTGAAGGACTTCTTTGGCGGCGGCACGCTCGGTACCAGGGGGATGAAGACCAGCGGCAACGAAACCTATGAGCCACCATTTCGCGGGACGATTGCCATCAGCCAGAACGCCGACGTGAGTGCGTCCGAAGCGATCCTGACCCGGATTATCAAAACTCATTTCTCACGCCCTGAGGTGACCACAGAGAGCCGTGCTGCAGCGGATAACTTGAACCTGATTCCGGTTGAACAGTTGAGCCACTTTCTGCTGGTGGCGGTACGTGCTGAGGCCCAGGTCTTGGCGAAGTTTGCCGCGCGAGTACAAGTGCATGAACAGCGGCTTCGGGAACTAAGGGAGATCCGGGTTGAGCGGATTATCAAGAACCACAGTCAACTCATGGCATTGGTTGACTGCCTTTGCTTAGTCTGCCCGCTGGATGAGAGCCATCGGGAAAATACCCAACAAGCACTTATCTCCATGGCTCGGGAACGCCAGGCCGCGATCAGTGCAGACCATCCGTTGGTGGCTGAGTTTTGGGACGTTTACGACTATCTGGAAAGCCTCGGCGAAGGGCCGCAGGTCAATCACAGCGTCGACCCGAAACTCATTGCCATCAACCTCAACGAGTTCGCCGAGAAAGCCAGTGAGCATCGGCAGAACCTCGCTGACCTTAAGACCCTGCGCCCACTACTGCTCAACAGCCGTAGTCGCAAGTTGCTTGAAGTCAACAAGGCCACCTACAGCGCGGTACGCGCATCCCAAGCGGCGAATAACGCGATGACCAAAAAACCCACCACCGTGCGCTGCTGGACCTTCCAGTGCGCGTAATCGGCAGGTCCAGTAACCAACCATCAGGCGCTCAACGCCTGGGCAATATCAAAGGAGTAACACCATGCCACCAGATCACCTAAGAGATGCGCTTGAGGAAATTTTTCGATACGAGAGAGCGCTTCCTGCAATTCGCCAAGCAGGCATAGAGGCGCTACACCGATTGTTACCCATAGCCCAAGGTCATTCGGGGCAGAGCGGCGTTATTGGCCGTTTTCTGCTCGGCCTTTACAACGGCCAGGATTACCCCTTCGACATGACCGAACTGCGTCGTCTCGATGTGGCCCTTTTCGATGACTGCATCACTGCCCTGCGGCTCGATAACACGACAGAGCGAGAGGTGCATCGGTATTTTCAGAACGGCGACACGATTTGGGAGGAGCTACGAAATCAATGGGCATGAAGTGGGCAGCGAAACGCGACCGTGAGGGCCAAGTCCTGCGCAAATGCTGGGTAACGGACAGTGGCTATACCGTCGCCGAATGCCGCTTACCAGAGGCCCGTTACCCCATCACTCGACCTGGCGAGGGGTTGCCCTTCGCTTATGCGAAAGACCGAGACGAAGTCGTAGACATTATTACGCGAGACCAGGCTGAAGCCTGAAAGATGGTGTCGAGGAGCGGCAACTCCCCGACACCGACCACCACAAAGGAGCAGCACCATGCAAGCACGGAACCCAAGCGGTAGCGTCGTGGAGGCTATCACGAACTTCCCGAAAATCGATGAGATCATCTCCCACACCGTCGGAAGTATCGCTGTACCCCACCATTCCCAGGGCGTCGACCTGAAGGAGTGGGCCCGATGAATAACGGCAAATCCTTTCCGTGGAATCTGGACCTGACGGGAATATGCGACCAGTGCGGCAAATCCCGTAACCATGGTAACCATCACAAATGCAGCAAAACCCGCCAGGTGCTCAACGAGCAACGCCGGGCCGAGGAAGCCCGATCCGGCGTTATCCCCAGACCTAAAAAGAGTGCCGGTATTTTTTGGTTGCTTCGACAGGACTGATCAACAACACAGGGCCCGAAAACAAACGCAATACAGTAAGGCCCGTCAGCGGGCCCTTCTTCAATACATTGCCAGGGGATGCACATGACACAAGGAGTGGAGGCTCGGGGAAACTCCATACGAGTCTATTTTCGTTTTAACGGAAAGCGGCACCGGGAACTTATACCGGGCGGCAACACGGCGGCCAACCGGGAGCAAGCGCAGCGCCTGGTAAACATCATCGAATATGAAATTCAGGCTGGCACCTTCAACTACAGCCGACATTTTCCTAACTCAGCCAGTCTGGTTGAAAACACCTTCGGTCACTACCTTGATCTGTGGCTGAAGATAAAAAGCAACAGCGTTGCCGCTACGTCTTATCGGGGTTATGCCAACAAGGCCGAGGTGCATGTCCGGCCGCGTTGGGGCAAGGTTCAGATTGACCAGATCGATCATCTGGACTTGCAGGAGTGGGTGCAGGACACACTGTCGAAGCGCCTGAAAAACAAGACCATCCGCGACATCATTAGCAACGTGCGACAGGTGTTTCGACTTTACCGCACCCGCAAGAAGGTCGCGCATGATCCTACTGAGGGATTGTTCGTACGCTTGCCCGATCCAGAAGCGCCGGATCCGTTCACCAGGGCGGAGATCAAGCAGATTCTTGAGACGCCAACGCATCGGACGCAAGAGCTATTGATGATTCAGTTCATGATCTGGGCGGGACCGCGTGTTTCAGAAACCATCGCCCTCGCCTGGGAAGATGTCGACCTGCATAACGGGACCGTTACGTTTCGTCGATCCAAAGTACGGGGGGCTTACCGCGTTACGAAGACCCGCCGTTCGACTCGGAAAGTGCGGCTGCTGGAGCCAGCCTGGGATGCACTGCGCAAGCTAGACGCGATGAATCCAGCGAAGAAGGCGCAGACGGTCGAAATCGTTGAGCGGGACAACAAGACCGTGCGGCAGCACAGGCTGCATTTTGTGTTCCTGAACACGAAGAGCGGTTTACCGCATGTCAGTGACTTCGTTGTGCGAGATCGGTTTTTCAAGGCTCACTTGAATGCGGCCAGGGTTCGCTACAGAGGGCCAGGGCAATGTCGGCATACCTATGCGAGTCAGTTGCTGACCACAGGCGTGGCTTCAGTGGATTGGATCGCCGAGCAGATGGGACATACCAATGGGAATATGATTCGCCAGCACTATGGAACGTGGATTAATGAAGACGGACCGGATGTGGTTGGGATGTTGCAAATGGCATTGAAGCTTTCACCGGTCACAGCTCAACACTGAACTCGGTGATACCCACGGCTTCGGCAAAGCGCCCCACAGCAGCCAAGCTTGCCTAGGCGCGCAGCGACTCACGCCGTGAGCGCACAGGCACTAACCGTGCCGTGGGACTGCCCAGGCGCACCGACAGAGTCCCCATCGTATTGTCCGTTGGCCCGCCCCACCACGGCTTCCCGGATCACATGTTGGTTTACCAAGGCTTCAACGTGTCCGACTGAATGACCTCGCCGGCGCTGGCGTTATCCTCACACACCTCACTGGCCGGCCTCGATCCTCGCCAATACCTTGGCATGCACCTGGCAGCGCGCAACGTCCAGTGCAGCGAAGGTGTCAGGGCCAATCACCTCGGCTTGCACCAGGGCGGCGGCCCAGCCACCGGCCCGACCAAAACTCAAGGCCAACTGTTCCCGAGTTTGCGCATGGGCCAGCTCGCACAGCTCATCGGCCCAACCTGCCCGCAGCGAGGCAGTCGGCAGGCCGAGGTCCTGGGCGGGATCCTCGCTGGTGAAGGTGAAGTGTTGCGAGCTGGCCAGGCCGGAGGTGTCGTTCATGGGTTACGTCCTTTGCGAATGAGGGGGGTCCACTGCGTAAAACCAGATATGGGGTTGTGGTAGGCCAGTGTAGGGGGTCTGATCGCCGTGGGCATAAAAAGGCCCCCATATCCGGGCCGGGTTTGGGGGGCCTTTTGAACATAAACGGCGTTACTGGAAGTCCTACAGGTTATTCGCTCGCGCAATATCCCCCGCTGTCAGCCCGGCCAGCGGGTCTTTTTTCTCGGCGCGCCGGCCCATGGTGTACATGAGCGCATGATCCACTACGTTGATCGCCAATAACTCCCAGCCTTTTTTGCTGTCAAGGAACTGGTTAACTGTGACTTCGCTGTCTACGGTCGAAATTTGCACAATACCTTCAAAGCTCATGGGTAACGCTCCTTGCGGTGAATGATGGCCCATTGTAACCACACCGGCCGACGCGGTGGGGTTCTCTTCCACTTACCAGACGCTTTATGTCCGATGCCCCTATAGCTCAGCTCAACAACAAAACCTCAAACTCGTCTATTGACGGCTGGCAACACTGCTCGGTCATTCGACAAAGAAAACGCGACAAGAGGCAACGGACCTCAATTATATGGTCGACAAGCATCTCGTCCGTCGTCGCCCCACCATGCACAGCTTTTGAGCGGTAATCGTAGAGTTTTTTGATACGACGGTAGAGGCTCACCCTGTCTGGCCCTCGATCCTCCAGATAGGCAGCTGCCAACAACGCAAGGCGAAAACGAAGCTCAGAATTAATTCCAAATAGGGCCTCAAAGCCAGACCAGAGGGCGGCGGCTGACATCCTTAAGTTGGCATGATGGTGATGCGTGGTCATGGCATCTACGGCCAGCCGGAAAGCGGGTCGCTCCAGCAAATTGATCCAACTTTTTAATTGAGCATTCACCCAGTCCAACGCATCAACTGATACGGCTGTCTGAACATCTAACCTGCGCGCTGCCGGCACGTCTTCAAGTAGCTGGATCTTGCAAGCATCGGCTTCTACTGCGGGAATTACATCCCATGATACGTCCGCCACAGCCGGCACCAATATGTCAACTTGGGAACGCGTGCGAAGCGCTGAAATGATCCACCAACCGAGATTCATGTTCGATTGATCGAATATTTCCCCATCGGACGCTACGGCAAGTTCGTGAGTTACCGAGGGCATGTGGCGTGCTACTGCACTTAACAAAGACTTACGGTGTAGCGCTTGTGCAAGTTCTATCTCACCTGGGGGGGCTTCCACCTTCCTCAGAACTGCAACGCGGGAAAAATCATATTTGTCGCACTCTACAGACAAGCCCGACACTGCGAAGCAAAGCTCCCGGGCGCCACCCAGCTTCGACAAACGCTCTCTGGCGGAATCCTTCCTTTGACGAAAATGCTCTAGAACATCCAT